GGTCATTATCATCACAAATCTTCCAATGATGATATTCACTATCTTGGGAACCCGTACGAACTTACCTGGCAAGATTTTAACGATCCTAGGGGTTTTCACCTTTTTGATCTGGATAGCAGGACTCTTGAGTTTATTAGGAATCCGAATGTAATGTTTCATCGGTTGGTCTACGATGATAGTACAGATGAAACTGTTACCGTCATTGTAGACCAACTTAAAGATAGATATGTGAAAGTTGTCGTTGTTAATAAGACAAACCCATATGTTTTTGATCGTTTTATGGATTCAATTTATGCTTGCGAACCGGCAGATGTTTCTATCGTTGAAGATTTTACAGATTTGATGGAAGGCGTTGATGATGATATGGTCGATCAAGCTGAAGACACAATAACAATACTGAACAAATATGTTGATGGTATAGGTGAAACAAATATAGACAACAACAGATTAAAAAACATTCTTCGTGAACTTTATATTGAAGCTGTGAATTCTGACATATGATTTATTTTTCTAAGATTAGGTGGAGGAACCTTCTTTCCACCGGTAACAACTTTACTGAAGTTGAGTTTACGCGGTCATCAAATACACTCATAATTGGACAGAATGGTGCAGGTAAATCTACCATTCTTGATGCTTTATGCTTTGTTCTTTTTGGTAAACCATTTCGTAAAATTAACAAACCGAACCTCATTAATTCTATCAACCAATCTCATTGTGTGGTTGAAATTGAATTTAGTTCTGGTCAAAAATCATATAAAATCGTTCGAGGCATCAAACCAAACATCTTTGAGATTTATTGTAACAATGAATTGGTCAATCAGGATGCAAAAGTTAAAGATTATCAAGAATTCCTGGAAAGGAACATTCTAAAACTGAATTATAAATCTTTCACACAGGTTGTTATTCTCGGTTCGGCCTCTTTTGTTCCATTTATGCAGTTGTCTGCTTCCGACCGTAGAGCAATTATTGAAGAATTACTTGATATTCAAATTTTCTCATCAATGAATGTTTTGGTCAAGGATCACTTGTCTAGTATTAAAGACAATTCCAAAGACATAAAATATTCTATGGATTTGACTTCTGAGAAGATTAAGTTGCAGAAGCACAACATTGAGGAACACCAGAAACACAATGAACAGGAAATTGAGAACAAGAAGAGTGAGATATCTAAAAGTGAACTTCAATCGGAGCAATTGCAGAACAACATTTCTCTTATACAGAAGCACATTGAAAATCTCCAAATTAAAATTGAAGATGAAACAAAAGTTCGAGCTAAAAACAAAAATGTTCTCCAGATGGAGTCCAAACTGGAGTCATCAATATCCAAAATTGAAAAAGACATTAAGTTTTTCCAAGAAAATGACCATTGTCCAACATGCACACAGACCATCGATGAGTCGGTTAAAAGTGAGAAAATAGTTGAAAAGAATTCAAAAAAGAATGAGATACAAGAAGGATTAACTAAACTGTCGGAAGAGCTATCTAGGACCAATGTACGAATTGAAAAAATATTGGAAATTCAAAAGAACATCACCAAGCACAATAACGCAATTGGTGAACACAATGCAACAATTCGTGCAATCAATACATACATCGGCAAATTAAATACTGAAGTCAGTAATTTGATGATTAGGAAAGGTAGTATTATTGATGAAAATGTAAAATTAAATGAACTAAAACAAGAACTTAAAGACCTTCTAAAGAAACAGGAAGAACTTTCAATTGAAAAACAATATTATGAATATGCAGCCAGTTTACTGAAAGACACTGGAATTAAAACTAAGATTATTAAGCAATACTTACCAATCATGAATAAATTGATTAATAAGTATTTAACTGCGATGGACTTTTTTGTTAACTTCAACATCAATGAAAACTTTGAAGAAACAATTAAGTCAAGGCATCGTGATGAATTTAGTTATGCTAATTTTTCGGAAGGTGAAAAACAAAAAATTGATTTGGCATTATTGTTCACTTGGAGACAAATTGCAAAACTGAAGAACTCCACAAATACCAATCTTCTTATTCTTGATGAAGTGTTCGATTCCAGTTTGGATTCATCTTCTGTTGAGTTATTGATGAACCTTATTAATGAATTTACCACAGATACCAATGTATTTGTTATTAGCCACAAGGGAGACCAACTATTCGATAAGTTTAGGTCTGTTATTAGATTTGTAAAAAAGGGGAATTTCTCCATTGTTGATAAAGGATAAAAAATGAGCGATATTATTACATTTAATACTGAAGAGTCTGCAGCTGGCAAAGGTTATGTTGAAAAACCAAAAACATTTAAATTAGTTTCAGAAAATGATCCTATTCTAAAAGAAATTGTTACTGATTTTGATTTTGGTAATTCTACAGTAAATGCCAATGAATTTGCATCTTCTCTAGTTGAAACTTGTAGAGAATACAATGGTTTTGGTTTGGCTGCAAATCAGTGTGGGTTTAAACATAGAGTTTTCGTCATGGGTTCTGGCGATGAATTTGTTAGTTTTTTTAATCCAAAGATTGTTTCTCATTCAGAAGATGAAACCCTATTAACTGAAGGATGTTTATCTTTTCCTATGTTGGCCATCAAGATTTCTAGACCCAGCACAATTGATGTGGTCTATCAAGATTTTAATGGCGTTGAACATAACGCAACATTTTCTGGACTATCATCTCATATATTTCAACACGAGCTTGACCATTTGAATGGTATATGTTATACTATGCGTTCAAAACCTATGTCTTTAAAAATGGGTTTGAAAAAAAGAGGAAAGTTTAGTAAACTGCTCGAACGATACAATATAGCCCAAAAAGTGATTAATAAAGTTGGTAAATAATGGCAACACCCATTGAATTTGTTGATGAACAGTGGAAAATTTGGCTGGAAAATAATCCAGATGGTTCTTATGAACACATTGACACTGAAGGGTTGAAAGAAATACTTATTAAGGATTTATCATATGCATCACAAATGGATGTTCGTGAGTACACACTTTATCAAAAATGGTGTGAGATTAAAGAAAAATATCCTGTTGAAGATGTAAGTACTTTATGGGGTTCAGAAATACAAATGATAAATTCTGAACAAAAGAAAATCATTGAAACAGTCAAGAAAAATTTCTGGGTACCTGAAAATCCTGATGATTACTTAAAATTAAAACCAACAATGGTTTTACATAATGGTGAACTGGCTGAAACTTGGAACGCAGTTAGAACATTTTCTTCCACTATGAAGAATAACTCTAATATTGGTCGCAATTTATTTTATGTTTTATTGGATGAAGTAACTGGGAAATATCTGGGTGTTATTTGTATTTCCTCAGATTTTCTTGACTTGACTCCTAGAGATAATTCCATTGGTTGGACTAGAGATGTTAAAACACAACAAGGTATGATTAATCACACCGCTATCGGTTCAACAATCGTACCTCTACAACCACTCGGTTTTAATTATATGGGTGGTAAGTTGTTGGCGATGATGTGTCTTTCGGATACTGTCCAAAAAGAGTGGAAAGAAAAATATGATGATGTACTTGTCGGTGTGACAACAACTTCACTTTATGGTAACACAAAAACTGGTGGTTTATCACAGTATGATGGTTTAGAACATTGGAATAAAATGGGTTTTTCTTCAGGCTCGGTTGCTTTCGAACCTACCAAAAAGACTATGAAAATGGTTTTTGAATGGATCAAAGAAAATCATACGAGAAAGTATTTTGAATGGTGGGAAGCAAAAAACCAAAACGGTCTTCCTTTGAAAAGGGACCATAAAAATCGTTCATTGAATTTTGCATATTCCAAATTAGGAATTCCAAAAGAATTAATTCGTACAGAACACCAGCGAGGTATTTATTTTTCAACACTATATAATAATACAAATGAATTTTTACGAAAAGAAATTAATGAGAATGATTTAGTAAAGTCATTTGACACAAATGAAGAATCTCTTGCCAATACTTGGTTTTCCAAGTATGCTAAGGGTCGCATATCAATGCTTAAAAAGAAAAACAATGTTTCGAAAGAAACTTTATTTTATGATGATTTGATTTACATGTCTTGGGAAGAAACTAAAGAAAAGTACCTTGGCCAAGTCGGTCGTTAATTACTGGAGATATTATGGAAATTTCAATTAAGAAAGAAGAATTAAAGAAGAGCAGTATTTTTGTTGCAACACCAATGTATGGTGGAATGAATCATGGACTTTATATGAAATCTTGTCTTGATTTGCAATCATTGTGTATGTCATATGGAGTACAGGTAAAGTTTTCATTTCTGTTTAACGAATCTCTTATCACAAGGGCTCGTAATTATCTTGTGGATGAATTTCTACATCGTTCCGATTGCACACACCTATTATTTTTAGATTCTGATGTACATTTTGATCCTAATGATGTGATTGCATTACTTGCTCTAGATAAAGATGTTATCGGTGGCCCATATCCTAAAAAGGCAATTAAGTGGAAGTCTGTAAAGACTGCGCTGGCCAAGAATCCTGATATGGATGCTCAAACTCTTGAAAAGGTAACAGGAGATTATGTTTTCAATCCAGTAAAGGGTACCGCACAATTTTCTGTATCTGAACCTTTGGAAGTACTTGAAATTGGTACTGGATTCATGTTGGTTAGGCGTGATGTCTTTAACAAGATGGAAGTGGAATATCCCATGATTCGTTATAAGCCAGACCATGTAGGTCAAGCACACTTCGATGGTTCTCGTTATATTCACGCCTTCTTTGATACTGTTATTGACTCCGTTGATAGTATTACTGGTGGTGGATCGGAACGTTATCTTTCTGAAGATTATATGTTCTGTCAGATGTGGCGCAAAATGGGTGGTTCTATTTGGCTTTGCCCTTGGATGAGAACATCACATATCGGAACCTATCACTTCCAGGGTGATATGCCTGCTGTTGCTAATTTTGTTGGTGAGATGTAAAAGTGTTTGATATAATTGGTTTTGTTGGATTCATTGGTAGTGGAAAAGGCACGGCCGGAGACATTCTTGCAGAAAATGGTTATATCAGAGAAAGTTTTGCTAAAGGCGTAAAAGACACATGTTCAACGATGTTTGGTTGGCCAAGACACCTTTTGGAAGGTGATACCGAAGAATCAAGACAGTTTAGGGAAATTCCAGATTCTTATTGGACTGAAAAAATGGGCAGAGATTTTTCTCCAAGAGAAGCTTTACAGAAAATGGGTACAGAAGTTGGTCGGAATGTATTTCATTCCGACTTCTGGATTCTTCAGCTGCAAAGAAGACTGGAGGAAAAAAACAACAACAGATATGTTATTACTGATGTTCGGTTTCCGAATGAGATAAACTGGATTCATAAAATGGGCGGTAAAGTTTACGAAGTGCATCGGGGTGAACAACCTTCTTGGTACAAAATGTTAAAGGTAACAAAACCGGAAGATATAAATATGCGTAATTTTTTGATGATTGGTAATGAAGTTCATTATTCCGAATGGGCATGGATTGGATGCAAAATGGACGGAATTATTGATAATAATGGAACATTAGAACACTTGACAACTGCTGTGAAAAATGTTATACTGTAACTGTGATTTTTTGATGGAGAATATTAATGAAACTTTCTAATGATACGCTTGCTGTACTAAAGAATTTTGCCAGTATTAATTCTGGATTAGAATTCAAGTCCGGCAACATTCTTTCAACTATGTCTCCTGGCAAGACCATTCTTGCCAAGGCAACTTTGAAGGATAACTTTCCTATAGATTTTTGTGTATATGACTTGAATCAATTCTTGTCTGTACATTCACTCTATAAGGATGCGGATATTGATTTTGATGATGTTAATGTTGTTTTCAAGAGTGGTAAGTCAAAGATTAAGTATCGTAAGACAGCTAAAGAAATGATTATTACTGCACCTGAGAAGGAACTCAACCTTCCTTCTGTTGATGTTTCGTTCAAACTAACCGAAGAGTTGTTTGCTTCTATTAAGAAGAGTGCAAATGTACTACAGTCACCAAATATTGCTGTTGAATCTGATGGTGAAAAGATTTATCTGACTTGTTTTAATGCAAAGGATGATTCTGCTCACACCAATTCCATTGAAGTTGGTGATTCCTCAGACAAAAAGTTCAAGATGGTATTCTTGGAAGAAAATTTGAAGATGATTCCTGGATCATATGATGTAGAAATCTCTTCTAAAGGCCTTGCATCGTTTAAAAATACGACACAAGAAATTGACTATTGGATTGCCATTGAGGCAAAAGATTCTATTTTTGGGGTATAATATATGAGTTTAGTGTGGTTAACTGATGCAACAACTAATGCAAAGGTTGCTGTAAATCCGAAGTTTGTTATTGCTGTTTTTACACCGAATGATGGCCCAGCTGAAGGAAAGACCGTTCTTAGTGTTATTAATGGTTCAATTCCTGTTAATGAAACAGAACTTGAGGTTGTTCAACTGATTAATTCGTCGGGAGATTAATTGATGTCTATTTCTGTTCAAAGTTTGTTTGGAACTTTTGATGAGAAAGAACTGAAAGCACTCAAAGGTTGTATTACTGAAATGGTTGAGTGTATGCAGAAAATTAATTCTGAAAAGGAATTGTTAAAGGACATCGTAGATGCTTCTTACGATAAGTTTAAGATTCCTAAGAAGATTATCAAGAAGATGGCTAATGTGCAATACAAGCAATCTTTCCAGGAAATGGTTTCTGAAAATAATGAGTTTGAAGCTTTGTTTGAGGGTATCAACGAAGTAAAGTAAATTTTTGGTGCCCCTTCGGGGGCATCTTTTATTATGGAGCATTGAATGTCTGAACATATGTTGTGGGTGGAAAGATATAGACCCACTAAAATCTCTGATTGTATTCTTCCGGAATCAATTAAATTTACTTTTCAAGAATTTGCTAATCGCAAAGAAATTCCAAATCTTTTACTTTCAGGTGGTGCTGGAGTAGGTAAAACGACAGTAGCTAAAGCACTTTGCATCGAAGTGGGTTGTGATTTTATTGTAATCAATGGTTCTGATGATCGTGGTATTGCAGTTATGCAGACCACAGTGAAGAATTATGCAACCTCAATGAGTCTGACTGGAGGTCGCAAGGTAATCATTATTGATGAAGCTGACAATCTTACAACAGATGCTCAAAAGGCTTTGCGTGGTATGATTGAGGAAGTTTCTATCAATTGTTCCTTTATCTTCACTTGTAATTTCAAGAACAAAATTATCCCACCTATTCATTCTCGTTGTACTACTATTGATTTCAAGTTGAATGGTAGTAAACAGAAGGTCGCTTCACAGTTCTTCAAAAGAGTAGAAGGTATTCTGCAACAAGAAGGTGTGGATTACAATAAAGAAGTTGTTGCAAACATTATTACCAAATTCTTTCCTGATAACAGAAGAGTTTTGAATGAACTACAAAGATATTCTATTAGTGGTAAAATCGATGTAGGTATTCTTGCTTCAACTTCAGATGTTAGTGTTGTTGAACTGGTCAAGAGTATTCAGGATAAGGACCTTAGGTCTGCCAGAAAGTGGGTTGTCAATAATTTAGATAATGATGTGTCCACAATGCTTCGTAGATTATATGATGGTCTTTATGAAGCATTAAAACCACAATCTGTTGCACAGATGATTATAATTATTGGTACCTGGCAATACCGTGGTGCATTTATGGCTGATAATGAAATCATTATGATGTCCTGTATATCGGAATTGATGTTTGAGGTGGAGTTCAAATAATGCCTGATTTATTCAAAGAAATTCTTCCGTCGATTCTTCAGAATAAGAAGAATGTATTTGAAAATGGTGATTATTCCGATTATTTACCTTTTATTGTAAACCGTGCTCTGTCTTATCATTCAGATTGCCTTCTTTATGCTGCTGAAATGAGTAAACTATCTCATTTAGATAAAGATATTCAATATCAGTATCTTATAAATACAATAAGGTCTTATAAACGCAACTTTCAGAAGTGGCAAAAAGTTGAGGCTGTGGATGATTTGGAATGCGTTAAATCTTATTTTGGTTACTCCAATCAAAAAGCAAAGGAAGCATTGCGTATTCTTACTGATGAACAAATCGCTGAGATTATAAGAAAAACAGACAAAGGCGGAGTGAAAAAGTAATGATTAATATTTCGGATTTAGTTGAAGTAAAATTGATAGAGGAAGATGATTTCCTCAAGGTAAGAGAAACGTTGACTCGTATTGGTGTTGCATCCAAGAAAGACAAAATTCTTTATCAATCCTGTCATATACTTCATAAACAAGGACGTTACTATATCGTCCATTTTAAAGAGTTATTTGCACTTGATGGTAAGCCTACTGATATTTCAGAGAATGATTTGGCCAGAAGGAATGCAATCGCTAAACTGTTAGAGGACTGGGGTTTAGTTGAACTTGTTAATAAAAACCAGATTGAAACGCCTGAACCTATTTTCCTTTCTCAAGTTAAGATTATTTCACACAAAGAAAAATCTGAATGGGAATTGATTCCGAAATATAATATCGGAAAGAGAAAAACAGCATAAATAGTTTTAATCCCATCGGGATGGGACGCACAGGGTTCTGCCTTAGGACTGGAACCGCCTTGCCGTAGGAGCGTATGCCTACGCCGGATCGGTAACCGGCAACTATCACGCCTTCGGGGTGATATTTTATTAACAACTCGCTTTATAAGGAGAAACAAAATGACCTATACATATGGCAAAAGCCTACTTCCGTCAACTGTTGGATTCGAACGTTTATTCTCAACTCTAAATGAGTTTGATGAACTTCTCGGTAATAAGAAACCATCAACATATCCTCCATACAACATCGTAAAATTTGATGATGATAATTATCAAATTCAGATTGCTGTCTCTGGTTTTTCAAAAGAAGATATTGTTATTGAAACCAAGAATAATCAACTTACTGTAAATGGTGCAATTCAAACAGAAAGCACCGATTTTGAATATCTACATCATGGACTTGCATCAAGAGATTTCAGCCATACATTTAAATTGTCTGATACTGTTTTTGTAAAATCTGCTGATATTATTAATGGTGTGTTGAATATTAACTTGGAAAATATTATTCCTGAGGAAAAGAAACCAAGAAAAATTCCCATTGGTGAAGAAAAACTATTGACTTCTGAAAAGAAGTAGTATAGAATAAAGGGGAAGAAATTCCCCTTTTTTATTTGGAGATTTGATTATGAAAACTAAAAAGACAGTCAAACAATTTGTTTCCAAAGTTCGTCCACTCGGAAATCTAACAGATATATACTACACATCGTCTAATTGGAAGCCAAAAACCATTGATGGTGTGGAATTCGTATCAGTAGTAAAATTAAATCCGATAGAATTTCCAATGAAAACTCAAACAGTTCATTGGATGCGTAAAGATAACTTGGAGACTGTAAAGTAATGGCATTAAAAACTTCAAATAAAAATCGTAAGAAGGTTGAACAGGAAAAAGTTGAAGAAGTAATTTATTATAATGGTTGTGATGATAAAATCTTCACAAAACACTATGTTATGGCTTTCATTGTATTGACAATTTTTATATTTGTTTTCATTTAAAACTATGGTGATATATTATGCGACTTGATGGATTTGTACCAAAAGCCTGGGGTCATGAATTGATATGGGCCACCAACGATAAGTATTGTGGTAAACTATTAAAGTTTAATGCTAAATCTGAGTTTTCAATGCATTTTCATGCAGAGAAGGATGAAACTTGGTATGTTTTGGATGGTAAATTTATTGTGAGATATATTGACACCAAAGATGCATCTCTTCGTGACCGTTACCTTGAACCAGGAGACACCTGGAGAAACAAACCGTGTGAACCACATAAGTTGATTTGTATCACAGAAGGAACGATTATAGAAGTCTCTACCGCAGATAGTGTTGAAGACAACTATCGAATTGCACCTGGTGATTCACAGAGATGAAACAAAAATTTATTGATGCATATATGGATGTTGCACATCGCTTTGCTGAATTATCAACAGCAAAGCGATTACAAGTTGGTGCTATTATTGTTAAAGAGGATCGTATAATATCAATAGGATTTAACGGCACACCTGCTGGTTGGACTAATGAGTGTGAACATTTTGTTGATAATGGTGTGCGCTCTGGATTTTTCACGAAAGATGAGGTAATTCACGCAGAAGCTAATGCAGTTGCCAAACTTGCCAAATCAACAGAAAGTGGTGTGGGTTCAACTATGTTCCTTACACATTCACCGTGTATTCATTGTGCAAAACAAATCTATACAGCAGGTATAAATAAAGTTTTCTTTGCGAAACATTACAGGGATAATGCAGGCATAGAATTCCTTAAAAAATGCAACATAGAGGTAGTTGAATGGAACATTGGGGAAAACATCTAATCGCAAACGTCAAGGCTTGCGATATCAAAAAAGCAAAAGATCCTAACCATATCAGAGAATTTACTAAAGAACTTGTTAGGGAAATTGATATGAAACCTTGGGGTGAACCAAAGGTCATTCATTTCGGCGAGGGTGAACTAAGTGGTTGGACTGTATCTCAATTGATTGAAACTTCAAACATTATGGGACATTTTATTGATAGTAATGGAGATTTATATTTGGATGTTTTCTCCTGTAAAGATTTTAATGAAAATGTTGTAGTTGAAATGTTAAAGACTTGGTTTAATCCAGAAGATATTAATACTATTGTTTTGATGCGGGATGCAAGAAAGACTTGACAACACTATATACTTTGTGTATAATAAACGAATAATTCGGGGATCGTCTAATTGGCAGGACATGGTGCTTTGAACTCCAGAATCTACGTTCAAATCGTAGTCCCCGAGCCAATTTAAATGAGGTTAAAATGGTAACATCAAAAGATTGTTTGAAAAAATATGGGGATCCTTCAAGAGAAACTAATATGGTTGTCTGGGATGTTCCTACTGAATTGGAACATGGCCATATTCCAAAGAAGATTTATTGTAATAAGGATTTAATTGGTCCTCTCACACAAGCATTTAAAAACGTTAATGGCCGCGGCCTCGCTGAACAAATTAAAACTTGGGACGGTTGCTTCAATATTCGTAAGAAGCGCGGTGCAACATCATCATCACTTCACTCTTGGGGCATTGCAATCGATATCAATGCTGCTTGGAATGGTTTTGGAAAACATCCTACAATGAGTCCGGAACTAGTGAAGTGTTTTACTGATGCCGGTTTCGACTGGGGTGGAGTGTGGAAGAAACCTGACGGAATGCACTTTCAATTATCTAAATTGCCATGAGCCGAGAAGCCGGTAAAGGTTCAAGTCCCAGACCATTTTCAGTAGACCGTAAAAAGTTTGAAGACAACTGGGACAGAATTTTTAGTAAAAAGAAAGAAGAAGAAAAGAAAAAGGATAAAAAATGAAAAAGTTCTTATCTTTAATGTTATTTTCACTTTGCGTACATGCACAAACTCCTTATTCTCCATTACAAACACCTGTACAATCTAAATTACCATTAGTGCAAGATCCTAATTTGACTCCGGGTACAGTAGATTTAAAAGGTACAAAAGGTAATGTTTGTACTATTGGATATACCAAAACTGTTCGAAATGTTCCACAATCACTCAAAAGAAAAGTTTTTGAATTATATAATATAGATCCAAAAAGTGATAAGTTTGAAGTGGACCATTTAATTTCATTGGAGTTGGGTGGTTCTAATGACATCACTAATCTGTGGCCACAGAGTTACACTACTTTCCCCTGGAATGCTAGAGATAAGGATGCATTGGAAAACAAGTTACACAAAATGGTCTGTAAAGGAGATATTTCTTTGACAGATGCACAGAATGAAATTTCTTCAGACTGGACTAAGGCATACCTGAAATATATGAACAAGTGAGAGTTTCGCCTCTATAGTATAACACCAATTAAAAAACCACCCTTTGGGTGGTTTTATTTTATAATTTATTCAAAAGGGGGATATATTCCATTTACACAAATAATGTATTTGGGTTCATTGCCCCAACCATTATTCAGAACCGATGGTGGATTTGGTCTTAAATCGGGCAATTTAAAATTGTTTTTACCATCACCACCATATGCAAATCCAATAACCGCAAAGAGTGGTTGATACTGTTGAACTTGTAAGGTTTGTCCTTCACAAAACATATAGTCAGAAAAGCAACGTTGGCCAGCAAACTTTTTGATTACACCAATAATTTCATCCATAATTTTCTCCAATCATGTATTAAAAATAATATATAGTTGATAAGGCAAGTAATAACAAAGGAAATTTATGAAAAACTTCAATCTGGAGGAAGTAAAGGAATTTATCTCAGCACAATCCGAAGAAACAAAAATCTATCTTGGTGCGGATTCTGAAAGATTTAAAATAAAAGGTATATGGTATGCTGATTACACATTGGCTGTAGTTGTGCATATAGACGGCGAACATGGTTGCAAAATTTTTGGTGATGTTATTCGTGAAAGAGATTATGACCAAAAGAAAAACAAACCATCAATGCGTCTTATGAATGAGGTATATGCCGTATCGGATTTGTTCCAAAGTTTATCTGATGTTCTTGAGGATCGGCATGTAGAAGTCCATTTGGATATCAATCCAGATTTGAGATATGGTTCTTCTTGTGTCGTGCAACAAGCTATTGGTTATATCAGAGGAACTTGTAACTTAGAACCACATATCAAACCAAATGCTTTCGCTGCGAGTTATGCAGCCGATAGATTAAAACATGTTTTGGGTGCAGCTTGACAAAGTACGAATCATTTGATATAATGGTTCCGTAAAGTGAATGAAGCGGGTATGGAGAAATTGGTAAACTCAGCAGACTTAAAATCTGCCTCCTTCGGGATTGTCGGTTCAAGTCCGACTACCCGCACCAATTTTTAGAAATGTATTGTCAAGGTATCGTGTATGGACGCATACACTATTCGGGTTCAACTGGCGAGGAACGAATCCTGAGATAACTGACTAGTCGCTTCGGAGAGGAATGCAACCTTACTCCCAAATAGGTCAGACAATACATTTCTAAAGAATACGGGCCTTTAGCTCAATGGTTAGAGCAGTGGACTCATAATCCATAGGTTCTCGGTTCAAGTCCGAGGGGGCCCACCAAATTCTGCCCATAGCTCAGTTGGATAGAGCAACAGCCTTCTAAGCTGTCGGTCAGGGGTTCGAATCCCTTTGGGCAGGCCAAATAAGTGCTTGACAAAAGAAGATATATAAAGTATAATGTTTAAACAATGCGGGATTAGTTTAAAGGTAGAATCGATCAATTCCATTGATCAGGTGTTGGTTCAAATCCAACATCCCGCTCCATTTTCTATAAAAAAATGAAATTAGATGTAGATCATTTTAAAATTGCAACAATAGATGATGAAATAATACAAGATATTCTATACACCATACACGAAGATGATTGGAATTTTTCTAATTATAGAAAAACAGCATCAAATATGCAGTATACAGATTCAATTCCAATTATTCATACTCCACTATGTGCATCTGGTATTAATTCTTTAGAAGCAATAAAAAGTATTAGAAAAGAAGACTTATATGATAAGTATTTTCCAAAGATTGAACCTGTTCTTAATATACTAAGAGAATATTATACATTTAAACAATACGCAATATTCATATCCAGATTACATCCACATAAAAGTATTGGAATGCATAGTGATAGTGGTAAATTTCTAGAACTTTGTCATAGAATCCACCTTCCACTACAAACAAATGATAAAATTTTCTATATTATAGAAAACAATAAGTATAATTGGGAACGAGCAAATTTATATGAATTTGATAATCTACTAAATCATGGAGTAGAAAATAATTCAGATGAACATAGAATTCATCTAATCATTAATCTATATAATATACCAGACGAAGATTAATCTAAAAGCTTGACAAATCAAATAATCAAGAGTATAATATAAAAATAATGCGGAAGTAGCTCAGTGGTAGAGTGTTGATGCTCATAAAAAGAATATTTCTAATTCCATAAAAGAATGGCATCAAAGACGTAAGAATTCGCGGGTAGATAGGTGAAGGGGCCACCAACAGCCTTCCAAGCTGATCCGAAAGGGCGGAGTTCGACTCTCCCTACCCGCTCCAATTTTTGAGGTGTATATGAAAAAAGTGAAAGT